TCGGAAGAGTTAAGGTGACTAGTGGATTTAGAAGTCCAGAACTTTGTAAAGCAATAGGTAGTTCAGAAAACTCACAGCACGCCAAAGCTGAGGCCGCTGATATAGAGGTAATTGGTGTGGACAATGCGGAATTAGCAGATTGGATATACAAAACTTGTGAACCAGACCAACTGATTTTAGAATTTTATACGCCAGGAGAACCAAATAGCGGATGGGTTCACGTAAGTTGGGTACCTTATAATCCAAGAAGACAATATATGAGAGCGTATAGAGAAGATAAGAGGGTTAAATATAAACCTATTATCGGAAAAGCGGTTGATTTAGTTTAAATAATAATTATATTACCTCTAGGTCGCTTTAGGAGGGCCTAACAATAACTGTCTAACAAGGAGGTTAATATGACAAATCTAAGTACATTCCTAAATAACGCAATCGGTTTTGAAGATATGTTTGATAGATTCGACTATCTTACATCTGTCAATTCTGGTTTTCCACACTACAACATAAGAAAAGCATCTGAAGGTAAGTATGTTATCGAACTTGCTTTAGCAGGATATAAAAAAGATGAAGTATCTGTTGAAGTAAAAGATGGTATATTAATTATAGAAGGTAAATCAAAAGAAGATTTATCTAACTATGTGCATCAAGGTATTGCTAAGAGATCGTTTAAAAGACAATTTCAATTAGCAGACTATGTAGAATGTGTAGGTGGTAAATTAGAAGATGGTATGCTCAATGTTGAATTAGAGTATAACCCACCAGAATCTAAAAAACCAAAACAAATTACAATTAAATAGTTATTTGGGGCAGTAACAACTGCCCCATTTATATCCACTCTTTTATATCTTCACCTAAAATTTCAGAAGCAATATCAATTTTTTTACGAAGAGCTTTAACAATTTTTTCATCAACTGTACTTTCAGCAATTAAATCTACATAGGTTACAGATTTTTTCTGACCTATTCTATGTGCTCTATCTTCTGATTGTAATCGTTTCTCTAAATCATAACCATTAGAATAATAAATAACAGTATTAGCACAAGTTAAAGTAATACCATAACCACCCGTTTGAGGATTACCAACAAAAAATCTAGCTTTAGAATTCATATCTTGAAATCTTTCAATATTTTTTTGTCTAACATCAGCAGGAATTGCACCATAATATTGTACCACAGATTCTTCTCCGTATTGTGCTTTTATAGTTTTAACTATATTTTCTATATCATAAACATAGTTAGCCCAGATAATTGCTTTACCTTCTGTTTCATCTAATACATCCATTAATTCTTCAAGTCTTCTATTTTTAACTTCTTGTACTTGACCATCATCAGATTTAAAATGACCACAAGTAATTTGATGTAGTCTCATTAATTGAGATAACACATTTGGTGCACTTAATACTTTACCATTCATATGTGCAATAGCCATTTGTTTCATTGTTGAATATAATTTCTTTTGTTCATCAGTAAGTTCAACAATTCTTTTGATATATATTTTTTCTGGTAAATCTAAACAATCTTCTTTTAATACTCTGTAAGAAAAAGGTTCTAGTTTACCAGATAGTTCATCTAATCTTTTGTATGAAACAACTAATTGAACTCTTCTACCACCAAAATTTCTTTCAACCATTTGTGCGTATCTTTGTCTAAAAGCATAGTAAGATTGAAAACCTAATAACCAAGGATCTAAAAATTCACATTGTTTATATAAATCTAATGGTGATTTAGTTACAGGTGATCCTGTAAGTATTCTTCTATATTTTGCTCGTTTACCAAGTTCTACAATTGTTCTAGTTCTTTTTGCAGTTGGTGTTTTAATAGTTGTAGATTCATCAATTGCCATAATTGTATTATGGCAAGATAAAAATTTGCTAGCAAACTCAACTCCTTTTTTAGTTGAGAAAGCTTCAACATTCATTACTAGGATGTGAAGGTCATAGTCTACTTTAAATAATTCCTGATACTCTTTATCCTTAGTCTTGGATGTTAAAGCAGTCCATAGTACCTTTTTATGTTCGATATGACTAGGTAAATGATTAGGAATTTCTTGAGAAAACCAGTTTCTATATACTCCTTTTGGTGCTATAATAAGCGCCGCATTTATTTTACCTTTATCATAAAGCATAGCAATATTATCTACTAATACTTTTGATTTACCTGTACCCATTTCCATAAAATAGGCATAGGATTCTTTATCCCACGATTTTTCTAATGCCGTAAGCTGATGCGCATAAGGCTTAGTCTTAAATTTATAGTTCATAATTATTTTTTACTTTCTATGTTGACAAAGATATAAGAACAATTATATACCTTGTCAAGAGAATAAAATAAAAGAAAGTAGACAAAATGAAAAATAAAATATTTGAGTTATATAAACCAAAATCTTTACAAGAGTTTTTGCAATTTCAAAAAGAAAACCCTACTGAAAATTTTGTTTATGTATTACAACATCCACCTGCTAATATAAATATATTAGGTGCATCAGACTTTGGTTATTTAGTTATATGTATGCCTAATTATGGCCCAGATTCACAGATAATATTTTCATCATCACCTTTTGTGTTTAAGATGAAAAAGAATTTAAGAGATTTTAAAGAAACAGATTATGTATTGCTAACAGGAGATCCTGCAATTATAGGAGTGTCTTGTGCAATCGTAAGTGACCAAACCAATGGTAAATTTAACCTCTTGAAATGGGATCGAAGAGAGGCTAAATATTATCCAATAACATTCGATCTCTACCAGAAAGGATAAAAATGAGTATAGACTTTGAACAAGACAAACAAAACATAGTCGAAAAAACTGATTTAGAATCTTTGTCTAATCAGTGTATTAAGTTATTAGATTTAGAAAAACAGATAGAAATATCTGAAGATAAAACTAAAGAACTTAAAAAACAATATGATAAAATTAGTTCAGAAGTAATCCCTAGTATATTATCAGAACAAGGATTACAATCTTTGAAACTTGCTGATGGTTCAACTATAGAAATAAATAAAAAATATAGTTGTACAATACCAAAAGACTTAGAGAAAAAAGCATCAGCATATAAATGGCTTCGGGACAATGGCTTAGGTGATCTTATTAAAAATGAGGTTGCTGTAAGTTTTGGTCGTGGAGAAGACAACAAGGCGAAGCAAATGCTAGACCTTGCAGCTTCAAATGGATTTGAGCCTCAACAAAAAGAAAAAGTTGAGCCAATGACTTTGAAAGCTCTTTATCGGGAGCGTATCGAGGCCGGCCTTGATATGCCTTCCGATATCTTTCACACTTTTGTGAAGGATGAAACTAAAATCAGCCGGAAATAGGAGAAACGCAAATGGCGAACAATGAAACGGGAAACGTGACAATAAAAAAAGAACATCTGCCTTCAGCAGATTTGTTCGAAGCTGATGCCCTTCAGGGTTTTCAGAATATGGATCAGCAAGATTTAGCTCTTCCATTTTTGAGAATACTTGGACAGCTTTCACCACAAGTAAATAAAAGGGACTCTAAGTATATAAATGGTGCCGAAGCAGGTATGATTTATAATACGGTGACGAACCAACTTTACAATGGTGAAGACGGGATAGATGTAATTCCTTGTTATTACAAGAGGGAATACGTTGAATGGCAAGATAGAGGCGAAGGAGCAGGTGCTCCTGTAGCAATACATTCTGCATCTAGTTCTATTATCCAAGAAACTACTAGAGATTCTATGGGTAAAGATAGATTGAAGAATGGTAATTATCTTGAAAATACTGCTTCATACTATGTGATGGTATGTAAGGATAAAAGTGCAGAAACTGCTTTGATTACTATGAAATCAACTCAGTTAAAAGTAAGCAGAAACTGGAATTCAATGATGAATGGATTGAAACTTCAGGGTAAAAATGGTCTGTTTACTCCACCTATTTTTAGCCACATATATAAGCTAAAAACTGTACAACAGTCTAATGACAAGGGAACTTGGTTTGGTTGGACTGTAAATAAGGTGGGGCCTGTGGGAGACAAAAATTTGTACGAGCAGGCAAAAGGATTTGCTGAAAGCGTTAAGGCTGGCGATGTTCAGGCTAAACACAGCAAAGAAGAGAAGAGTGAAGACAACACACCATTCTAAAAAAAATAAGGGGGAACATTAGTTCCCCCTTTACAATAGGAAAAGAAATGATAATGAAGAAAGATAAATTTAAATCAATATTCGAAGGTCTGACTATTGCGTATGGTCAGTATCAAAAAGGAGATCGCGCAGAAAATGGTAAACAAAAAGGCAAGGCATTCATTGTTCGAAAGAATGTTAGCGATGACTTGTGGGAAAACCATTTACAAGGCAAAGGTGCGGCTCTGGGCATCATCCCCATTAATGAAAATAATTTATGCAAGTGGGGTTGTATTGATATTGACGAATATAATTTTGACCACACTAGCTTCGTACAAAGCGTACGCTCAGCTAATCTCCCCTTAGTAGTTTGCCGTAGTAAATCAGGCGGCGCACACGTATTTTTATTTACCAAAGAATTTATACCTGCATCTTTGATGCAAAATACTTTAAAGAAGATGGCAGCAACTTTAGGATTTGAAGGTTGTGAAATATTTCCTAAGCAAACAGAAATACTCGTGGATCGTGGAGACACAGGAAACTTTTTAAATTTACCTTATCATAATGAAATGAAAGGATTGCGTTATGCTATTAAAGATGATGGGAACGCGGCTAGTATAGATGAATTTTTTGAACTGTATGATAAATATGTTCAAGATAAATTAGAAGAAGTAAAAATAGAAAAACCAAAAATAGTAGAAGCATTTCAAGATGGCCCACCTTGTTTAAATAAATTAGCTAAAGATGGATTTGGAGAAGGTGCAAGAAACAATGCTTTATTTAATATTGCAGTTTATTTTAAACAAGCAACACCAGATAGATGGGAAGATGAATTAGTAAAAGCAAATCAAGAACATATGGTACCACCATTAAGTAATGGTGAAGTTCAACAATTAATTAAATCAGTTAATAGAAAAGGATATGATAAGTATAGATGTAAAGATGCACCTATCAATTCAGTATGTCAATCAGGATTATGTAGAACAAAAAGATTTGGTGTAGGATTTGGTGAAGAAGAAATGCCTGTACTTGGAAACTTAACAAAGTATGCATCAAAACCACCACAATGGTTTTTAAATGTAGATGATGCAAGAATAGAATTAAAAACAGAACAACTTTATAATGCAGGTTTATTTGCATTGGCTTGTTTAGATCAAGCAAACTTAATTGTACCAGTACCAAAACCAAAAGATTGGAAACAATATTATTTAAAACCTTTATTAGATAAAGGATTACAAGAAGTAGAACCATTAGAATCTTTAGATCCTAAAAATCAAATATTAGGATTACTTCAAGATTGGACTACCAATAGACAATCAGCAAGAACAATGGAAGATATATTTAATAGATTACCTTACACAGATGAGAACAGAGAGTTTACTTATTTTAGAATGGAAGACTTTTATAATTTTTGTAAGAAAAACAATTGGGAAATGGATAAAACTAAAACAGGTAATTTAATTAAACAATTAGATAACTTTGTAGGAGAAGAAAGAAAAGAGCTCAAGGGTGGAACTCCAAGACTAATTAAAATACAGACAATGAAAAAAGTAAAAACATCTGTATCTAAAGTACCTTATCAGGAGGATCATTTCTAATGCCTAAAGGTGCAATCGTAAAAAATATAAAAATAGATAATCATAAATTTGAATTAGAAATATATCCAAGACTAGAATGCACTAGAGATATTGCTTGGGAAATATTTTCAGAAAATTATGAAGGATGTTTATATGCATTTAGTAATAAAGAAAAAATAATAAAAACTGTAGAAGGTAAGTATATTTTTGAACCAAAAAAGAATAAATGAAAACAATAATATTGGGGCCACCTGGAACAGGAAAGACAACAACTTTGTTGAACTTAGTCGATCAATTTATTCAACAAGGTATTAGACCAAAGCAAATAGGATATTTTTCATTTACTAAGAAAGCTGCAGTAGAAGCTGCTACCAGAGCTGCAAATAAATTTGGTTTAGATATAGAAAACGATCTAGAAAATTTTAGAACACTACATTCTTATGCTTTTAAAATGTTAGGGATGACAAAAGAAAAAATGATGTCAGTAGATAACTATAAAGAGTTTGGTCAAAAGTGTAATATACCTATTAAGACTGCAAAATATTCTTTAGAAGATGGAACATTTAATTCTGACAATGAGTATCTAACCATTATTAATACTGCGAGAGTTAGAAGAATGGATCTATTAGAATACTATGATTCAAGACAAAACATATTAGATATTGAAAGAGATACTTTGTATTTAATATCAGAAGAATTAAAAAGATATAAAGAAGAAAAGAGAATGAAAGATTTTACTGATTTAATTGAAGACTTTATAGACAAAGAATCAACATCAAAATTTGAAGTATTATTTATTGATGAAGCACAAGACTTATCTTTATTACAATGGGAAATGGTTAGAAAAATTTGGAAGAATGCAACTAAAACTTATATTGCAGGTGATGATGACCAAGCTATATTTAAATGGGCAGGAGCTGATGTAGATCATTTCATTGCTTTAAAAGGTGAAGTAGATGATATTAAAACATTAGATCAATCATACCGTATTCCGGGTGGGCCAATACACGAGCTCTCTCAAAAAATAATTAGTAAAGTTCAAAACAGATTTGATAAAGAATATAAACCAAGAGTGGAAGAGGGTATTTTAAAAAGATATTCTGATGTAACTCAGGTTAATATGTCTGAAGGAAATTGGTTAGTACTTTCCTCCGCTAACCATTTCCTTGATGACGTAAAAGAATTATGTGAATTGAGAGGATGGTATTATCAACATAAAGGACAAAATTCTGTTAAGCTAAAACTTTTATTAGCTCTAAATAATTGGGAACAATGGAGACAAGGTTGTCAACTCACCCACATAGAAATAAAAAATATTTATGAATATTTAGGGACTAGTGTTGCAGATGGTTTTAGAACAGGAAAATTATTCCGATCTGAAGAAAAATATACTTTAGAGGAATGTAAAGAAAAGTATGGTTTGCTTACTGATAAAGTTTGGTATGAATCATTTGAAGGTCTAGATAATTTTACAGAAAATTATATTAGAAATATGAGGGCAAATGGTGAACAAATCAATAAGAACCCTAGAATAATAATGTCAACAATACACGGAGCGAAAGGAGGAGAAGCCGATAAAGTATTAATTCTACAAGACTTAACTAATGCAGCTTTAGAAACATTTCAACACGATCCAGATGAATTACATAGATTATTTTATACTGGAACAACTAGAGCTAAAAGAGAGTTACATATTGTAGATCCAAAAAACTTTGATCGCGCTTATTTACTATGACCAATAAAGATATGTTTGATGAAGTGTTTCCACAGAATAAACAGATAGGCGGAAGTCACTATAAAGACTTTCACATTCAACCTTATGAATTTATTTCTAAGAATGACCTTTCTTTTTTTCAAGGAAATGTTATTAAGTACGTCTGTCGTTATAAAAATAAAAACGGCATACAAGATTTAGAAAAAATAATTCACTACTGTGAACTAGAAATTAAAAAGTTGAAAGATGACAAAAGAAAAAGGTAGAAAATGGGATGGTCGTAGTAGACCTACCAATGATTTGTATAAGAAAAATTTTGATGAAATATTCAAAAAGAAAAAAGATAAATCAAAGAATGAGGAGAAGAAGAAATGAATGTTTACACAGAGTTTATGGGTTTATGTATAATAACAATCTATTTATTTAATTTAGTATGAGAAGCACACAGATACCTTTGTTTGCACCCGAAACAGAATGGGTGCAACCTGAAGAACTAAAAGATCTATCGCATTATAGTGAAATAGCAATTGACTTAGAAACCAATGACCCTGAACTAACGACTTTAGGATCGGGGAACGTGGTTGGTAGGGGACATATTGCAGGAGTTGCAGTAGCGGTAGAAG